CGGCATCGGCAGTCTCCATCTGTGGGCCAAGAATGACAATCCTGCCGGTTATAGGGCCATCATGAATGAGAGCCATGTCCAGTTCGTGCTCCACCACGTCAATAACACCCATACCCATATTGCCCGCCTGATGCAGCGGATGTTCTGGGGCGACTTCCGGGTGGCCGTGGATTCCAAGAAGAGCGAGTGGTACGAGTACAAGAAGAACTGTTGGCACAAGTCAGCCCAGGCCATTGAGTTCCGCAACAAGATGGCCACCGATGTCGCCAAACTTATCATGGAGGCCAAGGATGTGACGAGTCGCAAGGGAGCCGAGGCCCGGAATGAGGAGGAGAAGGCCTACAATGTCCTCAAACTCAAGGAACTCCACAAGATTGAGGGGAATCTCTACACAAGTGGTTTCAAGGACTCTGTAATCAAGGAGTGTATCGGTCTCTTCTACGAAGATGGATTTAGTCAGAAATTGAATGCGGAATCCTATCTGGTCGGCTTTGCGAATGGGGTCGTCAATCTGAGAGCAGAGCGAATGAAAGCAGATGGCAAGATGGAATACTACTGTCAGTTCCGGGAGGGCAAGCCGGAGGACTTCCTCAGTTTTCAGGCGGGTCGTTGGGAGGCTAAGCAGTGTGATCCCATTGAGTATGTGCCGTATAGGGATGATGACCCGGAACAGGCAGAGATTGATGAGTTCATGGCCAAGGTCTTTCCCCGGTCGGAATTGCGGGCCTATATGTGGCGCAAACTGGCCTCCTGTCTGGAAGGAACGAACAGGGAGCAGAGATATGACACCTGGATTGGAATTGGCGGCAATGGCAAAACTAAGTTGGGGGATTTGATGTGTATGGCGCTCGGCGACTATGCGGTGTCGCTTCAATCAACGGTTCTGACGAGGAAGCGACCTGATTCGGGGGCCGCCAATCCCGATATCATGGTGGTGCGAAATAAGCGGTTTATCTACATGGCCGAGCCGGACGATGGTGAGCCCCTGAATACCAGCCGCATGAAGCAATTCACGGGCGAGGACGTGGTGGAGGCGAGAGGCCTCTTTGAGGACCAGAGTAGTTTCCAGGTGAAGGGCAAGATGTTCATGTTGTGTAACAAGTTCCCGGCGGTTCATGCGATGGACCGGGGTACTTGGCGACGTATCATGGCCGTGCCCTTTGAGTCCAAGTTCGTGGATCCCGAGTCGGAAGAGGGCAAGGACATTGACCCGGCCAAGAATATCTGGGCGCGGGACAATTTCCTGGATGCGAAATTGAAGAAATGGCGTGTCGCCTTTATGGCCAGGCTTGTCCATGTCTATGAGACCCAGTATCTGAAACAGGGAATTGAACCGATTCCTGCGATTGTGACACAAGAGTCAGAAAATTACAGGTCCATGTTTGATTCGTTCGCCAAGTTTAACCAGGCAAGACTCAGAAAGGAAACTGGTTCTGAGGCGTGTATGAAAGATATCTGGCGGATTTACAGGCAGTGGGCAGAGGCAATGGGGTCGGCGGGAGGCAAAAAATTGTCCATGACCGAACTTCAGAAGCGCATGGAAAATGAATATAAGGTGATGCCTGACAAACGAACCTTTCGTAGTGTCCGTCTATTTGAGTCCGACGAGGATATTGAGGAGTTTGATCGGGATGCTGAGACAACTACCGAAAGTCCAAAGGGCAGTGAATAGGGTCAAGAAGACAGGGGGTCGAGGGGGAGGCATGCTCTAGGCCAAAGGCCTAGAGCATGATGTCCCCCCTTATAAAATGGTAAGTGCCATCACATATACAATACAGGTGATGAGTGCCATACCAATGGTTCCACCCAGAATAGAGGTAATGGTATAATCATTCACCTGGGCATAGTAAAAGACAATAGAGAGTGCCATGACAAGATAACTGACGGTCAAAAGGAGCATGGTGTAATCATCCAGAACATTGAGGCGCTGTGTCGGCAATCGTTCCGGCAATGCCCCTCGTACATCCAAGAAGTCCCGTTCATGGCGTTCGGCAGAGCCCTTCAACTTCTTGGTATCTTTTTGTAAGGAGTCCAAGGTTGCTTGAAGGTCCTTGTTCCTGGCGGCGACCTCTGCGATAACCGTGGAAGAGGCCGATGTGCCATTGAATTTATCCCCCGCAGCAACCATATCATTGAACTGAGCGAATTGTCCCTGAAAGAATGTTTCCACATCATCTAGTTTACTGAAAAACATCTGAAACCGGGCCGTATCATCTCCTGTCCGACACGCAGCAAGTTCCCCCTGAAACTTTTTTAGATTGCCATTGGATTTACATATATTGGCGGCAGAGTCGCCCATTTCCCTATCCAATCCCTATAAACTATTTTTATTCAAATAGACGTCCCCCCATATTGGAAAGAGCAGACCCCATGGAATCCCCCATGTTGGAAAGAGAGGAACCAATAGTAGCACCCATATCATTCCCACTTATATCTGTCAAGGAGACCCCTGTTTCTGAATTCAGATCTAGGCACAGGCTAGTATTGATGGGCGTGGTATCTGTCGGGAAGCGTCGCTTATTCCAGAAGCGGCGGTCCCGAATCGCATTCGTGTACTGGGCCCGGTTCACAATGGTGAAAATGAAGATGAGAAGAATGACAAGGACCAAGCCGTAGAAGAGATAGGAGCCAATAATTCCGATGCTCATGAGATAGGCGAGGATAATGGTCAGAGAGAGGCCGACCAGCATCATTTGATAGACAAAGAGGGTATCTCGCTTATTTCCGGCCTCCCACTCATTGATTTCATTCTGGCGCTTGGCCAGATTCTGATCCTCCTCTATGGCCGACGCCTGGGCTTGTACCGTTCCTGCGATATCCTCCTGAACCTTATTCAATTGTACGTTGCGTTTCAAATAATACTGGAGGCCGTGAAGGGCATTCGTATTCGCCGTTAGTTCGCCGTATGCGCTTGCCATGGCCGCATCTTTTTTGCCTGTCACATCGTTGTACAGATTCTGCTGGGCCTGTTGGACATAGGTCTGGAGTTCCTGTAGATTCTGACTACTGAGACTTTGACTGGCCGCCACCTGTTGCATAATATCAATTATTTGGGTAGACCCTGACAGATTATTGCCCATACCGCTCTACAGTATTACCAGAGTATTTTATGATTCTTTAAGAACAATCATAAAGGTCTCTGTGAATAATGTAAACATCATTCTGGTCTGTGAATAATGTAAACATCATTCTGGTCTGTGAATAATGTAAACATCATTCTGAAGCAGATCTATACACATAAAATAGAAGTCCCAGTGCCGTGATATTCAGAAAACTATACAGCATCAGCATATTGCTCGTATATTTATTTTTCTCCTTGGAATACTTCTCCATTTCCTTATAGAGCACCGTGGTATCCTTGCCCTTTGATAAAATTTCCTTCTGTTTTGCTAGGCCCTGTTCCGTATTGTCCAATTGCGCATTCAGTTTATTAATAGAATCCCCAAGACCTTTTACATCATTGACGCGACTCTTTGCCACACCTTTCACAATCTTCGTAATATCATTCAGTGTCTGATTCAGTTGAACACTTGCCTGTAAATACTTGTTAATGGTCGCCTGCTGGGCGCTCGTGACCGTTAAATAAGCCTGTCCCTTCGGCCCCACCAATGAACCAAAAAGTTGATTGATAGACCAGGCATATCGCTCATTGTAATAACAGTATTCGGCTTTGGCGCCCTCAATAAAGGCAGTATTCTTGGTCAAAAAGGCTTCCAACTCGGCCGCATTAGGCGTAGTGGGAGGAACGGCAGGAACAATATTCCGTGAGGTCAGACTTTGAACAAGACCGGGTATGGCCGAATCAGGAATCAGGCCATTTTGGTCCCGACTTACCGAACTATTCCCAACAGCCGCTACAATGGAATTGGATCCCGAATAAGGAGCATCCCAATCAGTGGAATGATCAGTAGACGTATTCATAGAACAAAATGACGCCATCTCTACCTATTCTTGTGTATAAAATTATAGTAGGTTCATTACATGGAGTATTAAGAACAGGATGACAATAGACGCAGCACCTAAGAGGGATATCCACAACCAAGGATTATAGAACTGCTCTATGAAAAATGCGACAATGACTTCCGTGGGAGGAATCTGAATGGGAGAATAGTAATACAACATTAGAACAGCAATTCCTATAAACAGAATGGAGAGGCCCCATAGATAGGGAATAGATGCCGGACGCAAAGGGTGTCCCAACATATACACCTGACGGTTATTGATACGTGTATCCTTGGTCCGGAGCGCCTGGTCCCGAACCAGAGCACTCCCCGCATCCTCACTCAATTCCTTTTTCTTCGTCTGTGCCGCTGCGATTTGCTTCTGGAGGTCTCCATTCTTCTGAAGAAGTCCCTCCATGTCACTATCGGTGCCCTGGCTCTGAATCGCCACGGCGACCTCCTTGTTCAGTTGTATAATTTGCGTCTTAAAAAGAGCCAGACGTTGACTGAGTGTATTAATCGTGTCATAGTCTGGATTGGTGGGACCCGTGCTAGTCCCCCCATTTTGAATATAGGATGCGATAGCCCGATTGAGTGCGGTAATATCCTGATTCATGGGACCGGCCACATAGGTGGCGATATCATTTTGTCGCGTCATAAATTGTGCCTTTGTATCCATCCACGATGTCATCTGGAACCCTATTCAACGGTCGGAATTTAAGCAGAAACACATCTATAATACACGGTCTCTCCCGCCGATTCACTGGGTCTCGTAATCTTTATAATATTCCCTGGGACCGCTCCAATGAGCCGAATAATCGGATCCACATGATACCGAATGAGGGGAAATTTGGACTTGTTGGCAACATGATATGTCTTCATAATTTCTTCCTCATCTTCTTTGGCAACAATCTCATGCTTCGGAACTAGCATATGCTTCAAGGGATTATTGACAAGATGGAAGACACTAAAGAAGGATATGTAGATGTTTTTGGTTAGCATCAGCGACAGGGCTAGTTGATGATGAAGATCCGTAACCGGTTCCATAATCATTACAATGGTCTCTGCCAAATCTATTGTAGGATGCTCATTGAAGTCTTTTGCGAGGTCCTGGCGCGTACGCTTTCCATATTCCACCATACAGACCTTGGAATCCTCGGGATCCAATTTCTTCGCTACAAAACTGAGACCCGCGAGTCCTTCTTGAAGAGAGAGGGCCTTTGAAATCTCATAGGGAGAGAACTTGCGAAAGGGAGCCGTATCATATCCGCGACCATCTAGGATATCTAACAGGGTCAACCGACTCCTATATATGTCTTCTATGTCACTGAAGTTCATTCTACTATGCCTGGTGAGAAGGCTTTAAGATTCAAATTTTACGATTGCCTAAAGGCAATCGTAAAATACTCTGTACTCTGTTCCTAGGAACAGAGAACACAAATTTGTTGAATGTCTTTTGACATTCAACAAATACTCTGTTGTTCGTACTTTGAGTACGAACACCACAAATTTTACGATTGCTAAAAGGCAATCGTAAAATACTCTGTTCTCTGTTCCTAGGAACAGAGAACACACATAGACGGGACTTACCCCAACTTATTCACCGTGAATTTACCAACAGGAGCGCCCACCTGTTGCTGCTGTTGAAACATAGGAGGAAGTTCCAAGGGACCTCGTTGGAAGCGTCGTCCACCTTGTTGACGCATCGGAGCAAATCCAAATCCATCCGCCGCCATAGCCTCTGGCCCTGTATCCACCATTAGAATGGGATTCATTAGAGGCTGATAGCCTCCTTGAATGGCAATAGTAGGGGGCTGTCCGGGATAGGGGGGAGAAAAGACCTGTGTTTGGGAGGGATATACAACTTCATTCTTAGGAGCCTGTGTAATTGTTTTTATTTGTTGCGGTTGCTGTTGTTGCGGTTGCGGTTGCTGAATAGTCAAGGACATCCCGCCATCTTGTTTACTGACCTGAACTACAAAATCATTAGGAGCCCCTCCTGATTGTATTACAGGGGCCTGTTGTTGCGGAGCAACAGCAGCAGGTAATCCCACATTTACAGGGGCCTGCTGTTGTTGCGGAGCAACAGCAACAGGTAATCCCACATTTACAGGGGTTACAACATTCGCCGCCTCCACCCGTAATCCTTCTTGAAACAGAGCGGGATTCCCCTGCTCTATTCCAGCCTGCTGAATCGCCTCTGCCCCCTCTAGCACCAGTTCAGAGGCCGGATTGGTGACATCACTTGTAACAGGAACGTTGCCTTCTTCCGCATCCACGACTTCCTCCTCAAATCGCTCTTCCTCAAACGGCTCTGGATACTGAATGGGTTCCAATGGCGTTACTGCCTCTTTCATCGCCTGCTCCTCTTCCAACTCCGCATCGGTTTCCATCGGTCGTAGCCGTTCTGTATCGCCCGTTGTAATAAGTCGCAATCCAATATTGGCAATAGAGGCCAGTTCCTGTATCAGCACATTCGTGGCATAGGGGAGTTCAATTGTCACAATGCGCCCCTTCTGTTTCTTGGTTAACGGAAGAATCTCCATATTATGATTCGTAGATCCAACATATTTCGGAGGACCATTACACAAGGTACATTGATTAATAGTCATCTTGGACTTCCTGCTCGGATTAAAGATGGGCACCGTACCACATCCCGTACAAATCTGGATCTTGGCAGAATCGGATCGCTTCATGAAGGATTCTCGCTGGAACGCCGCAAGGCTGTGCCCAACCAGCGCATCACGGTCCATCTCGCCAATCTTCAGACCTCCCTGCGCTCCACGGCCTCCCGTCGGCTGATGCGTAATCTTCTCCTTACGTCCCTGACCTCGCGCCTGCCACTTATCCTCCACCATGTGCTTCAACTTCATCTCAAACACCGGCCCCATGAAG